TTTATTTAATTGCTCTTTCTTTTTCAGAAAGCGTTAAGATTAAGGCTTTCTGTGTTTCAATATCTGTCTTTTTTAATTCTTGATCTTTAATCAACATTTCTACATAGTCTTCATGACTAACTGTTTGATCAAGAAGACCTGATGATACAAGATACCTGTGAATAACTTGAAGAGGAACGACACCTTGTCCAAAACCATCATTAATTGCTTTAATAACAGCTGAATCAGGAATCCCGTATGTTAATGATGATGGTGCATCGACAGTTACTTCATCCTCATTATACCCTGCCCATTTACACATCAATTTCAACCCTTGCTCAATGGCATTTGCCGCTGATAGGTAAATTGAATACAATGAAGATGATTGTGTTGCCTGTCTTATTCTCAGAGCTTCTGCTGCTTCGACACCTTTTCTTGAATCAAGAATAGCTACGCCATGACGAATAGCCTCTTCATATAAACTCTCAATATGACTTTTTACATGTGTAAGTGCTGCTGTATCAGTTGTAGTATAAAAAACTCTTGCTGCATCATTTGGAATAGCAATCATTACAGATGATCCTACTACATTTGGAAGATCATCTTCATTTGACGCACCAATAACTACAAGCGTAGGGTTACAAGAAAGAAATTCTGAATTTGCAAGATCAGCTTCTTTTCTATAGATTTGAATAGCACAGTTAGCAACTGATATAAGTGGTATCGGCTGTACATCAAAACTATTATTAATAGACCCTGCAATAATAAGTGGAATTTCATTTAATGAAATACCCATATAATTTGGGTTAGCATAAAATTCCTCGTATTCTTCATTTTCCCCAAATATTCTTGAAGTATAATTACCTTTTTCATCAAGAACAAGAACTCTATATACCCGGTCTGTATCATGGGAAAAAATATCATCAGTTGAAGGTATTAACTCAAAAAGCACACCAAGAATTAAATTCAATTCCGATCCAATAACAGATGTTTTCCAATTAATAAAATCTTCTGCCCTGTATTGAACAAAACGAAATTCATGTTTTTCTTTAATCACATCCACAAGAAGAGGTACACGCCCGGTTTGAAAAATCTCAATAATAATGTCCATAAAAAGTTGTTTAATAGAACGGCCATCTTTTGTAGCTTCTTTTAGTATATATTTTAACTTTTTTGGAACATTAAATTCAGGAAGTTTAGTTATTATGACACCAAGGGCACCTTGAAGTGCATAAGAGGTAACAAGAGGAAAATGCGCACGTTCAATATAAGAATCATACGCATCTTGATACTCTCCTGACATACCTTCTGGTCTTGGAAGGTATGTTTCTTTCTTTGCCTTAATAACATCCTCGCCGGCCATACAATCACGAACCCTTTGCCATGATTTCAAATATCTCTCATAACTTGGATGATAAGTACCTACTGAATTAAAATTAGATATTCTCTGTTTCACAAAGCCCCCTTGACTAAATTCCTACTTTCTTACGTTGTAAACGCACCATTTTACGAGTAAGAAGATACCGTAAAGAATCCATTGCATGATCCTCTTGAGAACTATCAATATCTTCTGGTTTCTTTGGATTTCTTTGCATAAGTGGTAATGTTCTTATATGATGTACAGCATTATCAAAAAAATATAAATGCGGCCTTTCTGGGTCTTTTCTTTTGGCAGCACCAAGCATCTGTCGAATTAATGACCAACCGGCAACTCTTGATCCAGAACCCTTATACGCCTTTGTCCACCTGCAACCATACTTTGCAAGCTCACTAGCAATACTTTGACCATCACGCACTTCCCAAATCTGCATATCAGCGGGACCAATATTACATTTTATACCATACTCAGTAAAAAGAGCATCATCAACAGAAAGAATCCTTTCTGCTATAACAGAAGAAATTGCCTGATCCCCTTCATTTGCATTTCCATTCCATCCATATATTTCAGTAGGTACTACAATAGAACCTTCTGGAATATGAGGTATCCTGGAATCATCAGGTTGTTCACCATTTGTTTCAAAACCATAAGTAACTGACCACGGTTTAGATGAACCCCAGTCAAAACTTCTATATAATCTCCAGGATTTCGGAACCTGAAACCAAGGAAGAATATGTATTTTAGGATCCCAAACATCAGTAAAGAACCCGCCAATAGTCAAATCCCAAGAACCTTCAATCCATGCTTTCCTAAGCATTTTATTATCTTGAGTTAATGAAAAAATCCTTGCCATATACAATGGGTCAGCTTCCATTAATGATTTATTCTCAGATGCCCAACTTTGTATATGTGTTCTTGTAACAGTAACTGTTTGTTTTTTCATGTTCCCATTTTTATCAGGGAACTCAATTTCCATTTCTTCTCGAAGAATTTTACCTGGTTTTACAGCATCAATAAATCTGGACTTTACCCACTGATGACCAGGGCCATTAGGGTTGCATGTTGCTCTGTATTTTCTAGGTATCTTTAGATTAGAAGAACGATTACAGGACATTAATTTAAGATAAACATCAGGTAATGGATGATTTGTAAGTTCTTCCCAACCAATCCAACAATTTTGATTAACCAAAACCATTCCTTGACTATAATCATTATCTATATTGTTGTTAATAACAGATAAATAATGATGTTCATCTTCTACTTCAAAATCAACCATATCAATAGGATCAGCCAGTGCAGAAACATCATAATGAAAAAACTGATTTACTGAAAAAGGAACATGAAATGTACGAACAGATTCATTCGTGTAAGGACGATTATACACGAATGAAATATCATAGTCAGGGTTACATTCAACTAAAATGTCCTGCTCATCCTTTTTCCACAAAGAATGGACTTGTTCAAGAACACCGCTTTGTGATGGAGAAGAAAATTGGTCGGTTTTTAAAACCTGAAGAAGAAGTTCATCACAAAGACCATGATCGACAGAATAACAATCCTGAAAATCTTGTTCTTTGTTCATCAAAGTCTGAACACATGCGTAAATTCCACTCAAAGCAATTCGATTCTGTATTGATTGCTCAGATAAAGAAGTTAGCACAAAATCCTTCATTATCACGTTCTGATATTGCTGAAAGACTCGGAACGACTGAACGTTTAGTGAAAACTGTTGTCTCAACACAAAATATAAAATGGATTGCAAGAGATGAGCGTATTTTAAATGAATCTGACGTACAAAATTTATTAAAAAAGCACAGTACTTAAAAAGTTGCAAAAATACTTGGTGTTCATGTTTCCACTCTGAGGAGAAGATTTCCAAAATTTTTTCAAAGCGGCAAGCCAAGAAATTTTCTTGAACCATATAAAGAGGAAATCCTTGCTTTAAAATCTCAGGGGCTGACAAACGCAAAAATTGGTGAAAAATTTGATACAAACAAGAATACCATTTGGAGATATTTACAGAAATGGAAGAATCAATCAGAGGCATCATCGAATGCATCGAATGCATCGAATGACCACTCAAAGAGACCTCAAGGATTTCTTGATGTACACCAAAAAGAAATTGAAAAACTTCTTTTAAGTGGGCTTTCCCAACTTCAGATTGCTCAGAATTTTGAAACAAGCAGGACAACCCTATCCGTTGCCATCCGACGTTGGTCAAAACAGGGTGTATTATGCCCTGATGTTGCCGCCCTATTAAATGCAAATCCTCATCTAAAACAGAAACTGTAACTCCATATTTTTTATAAGATAATTTATTGGTGACTTTTTTCATACCATTTAATGTTTGAAGTAAATCACCAATATTTATATCCTTTGCTTTAACATACCCCTTTGAAGACCACACATAACTATCTGATTTTATTGAATATTCATGGCCGTGATATTGTAAATAATCATCTTCAATACGTGCGTAGTTCAGCCAAAGTGTTTCACCATCTTCAAAAGTCCAGATTTTTTTATTTTCATTATATTTAGCAGTAGGAAATATACGTGGAATCCATTTTTTGCATTTAGCAATTACATCTCCAAGTTCTGTAGTAGCTTCACGAAGTAACAGACCTCTATAATCAGCGCCATAACCTCTTCCTACTCCCTGAAGATAATCCATAAGGAGGACATCAGTTTTCCCCCCACCACGATTACCATGAAGTAAACACTCCCAAGCAGGACAAGTCAAAAACTTCGTCTGGGCACCAGGCCAAGGTTCCCATACTTTTACAGGCTTTCTTCTCCCTGTCAGCATTATAAATCCTCAAATTGTGAAGATGTAATCACACCAGCATAATCATTTACTCTTTGAGTTTCCTCTGATTCATAAATTTTAGTTCCTCGCAACATGTGCATCTCTTTAAATAAAAGAGACTTCATTTTTCTGTGTACAGGAGTTCTCAAAGAACCCGAGCGTTTTCTTCTTCTTTTTTCTATAGCCTCTGGTGTATTCATCCTTTCTCTTACATGTCTCCGAAGAGATTCAAGACCTTCTTCTGAATATTTACGATGAAAATAATGATCCGGTCTCCTGGCTTCCCTTGCTCTTGCCATATATCTTTTTGCTTCTTCTTTTCCACGTGCTATCCAGGTTCTCTTCATTATAACAGAATGTATAGATATCTTTTTAAAAGAATCTAGCTCCCTCTCCAGTAAAATCCTATGAAACAAAGAACAAGGCACACGTATAACCATTTCACGTGCTTTATACTTTCTACGTTCTTTACGCTTTTTTACACTCTTTAGCATTCTTCTACGACTTTTTTTCAATCTCATAATCAACATCAATAGCATCTTCTTTATTCGCAGCCTCCCATTCCTCTTCACTCATAGGATCAGGAACAACCAAAACACCATGAAGATTCATATTAGTCGATTTAGTCTCCATCTTATCAGAATACCCCAATAAATTACTCGTCATAAACTTAAAAAGAGATGTATTAAAAAATCTGTCACCTAACGCCTCCTTACCCCTAGTCTGCCACCACGCTTCATTCATCGTCTTCCCAATATCATACGCTATAGAAAAACTCTCATACGTCTCAGACCACCTACGTAAAGTACCCACACTAATCTCAAACTTAGCAGCAATCTCAACCTCAGACATACCCTCCTTTGCCAATGAAACAAATGCTATAGGATGATACGCTGGATTAAACTTCGACCTAGGAACAAGGCCAGCCCTAGAATCAGGAATCAAATCCTCAACTACTACAGGATTACCACCATGCTTCTTACATAATGTACTCTTACCAACAGCATTACGCTTACAACGCTTACCATTCTCATCAACAAAAGCACACTTCTGCTTCTTATACCTCTTACGCAAAGGACGACTCATCGCCTCCTTTACCTCTTCTACAGAATACTGATCCAACCTCTTTTTCTTTACCCCCTTTATCCCCTTTACCCCCTTTACCCCCTTTACCCTCTTATTCACATCACTTACAGTATTCTTAGTACTCCTAGTTTTCTTCTTAATCTTACGCATAATTTATAATTTTTAATATTTTTATTAATTTTTAATAATTTTTAATAATTTTTATTAATTTTTAATAAATCTCAATTCCCCCTAAAATAACCCAAAACCCTTTTATACTCAAGAAAATCCCCCTCCTCTAACATCTCACATATCATCCTGGTAAGTACAAAATCTGATAAACCCTTACCATCTTCCCTGTCCCAATCATCTAAACAATTATATACAAAACGCAATACTTCCCTATATAAATCATCAGAACCTGACTTGTCACTCAATACAAGCCACATAGATACTACATTCTCACGCAAAGTAATTGATGTTACTTTATCACGTATACGTATACTAAATTTCATCTTCTTTCCTTATTGATAAAATAGATAAACATATATAATATGTCAATATCTTTTTTTCACAATCGTACTACACTTCAAAATCCCCCAAATACTACATAAAAAATCCTCAAATCACCAAAAAATAAATAATCCTCTAATCATCAAAAAATCCTCAAATAATCATTTGATCATCTATTACATAAAAAATCAAAAAAATGAACATGTAATCCTCAAATAATCCTCAAATAATCCTCTAATCATCAAAAAATAATCCTCAAATAATCCTCTAATCATCAAAAAATAATTACAAGGCATTCATGTACTACACAAAAAATCAAAAAAATGAACATGGGGGAGTAGTACCACCCCCACTATTCTGAAAAAAGGGTTTCAACACTATCATGAAAAAAATAATCTCCAGTACCACTATACACTTAATTATTGCCATATACATCATTCCTGATTTTCTATGACATATAATTTTAATAAAATTTAATAATTTTTAATAATTTAATAAAATTTAATAATTTTTAATAATTTAATAAAAT